CTGCTTTTGGTACCCCACCCCTCGAAAAAGAATCGGTTTCCATTTTGGACGGCTCACGCAAACTCAATATATAACCCAACACCTAAAATTTTATAATATAATTTTTTTATCTTTGCACTGTAATACTCTGGCGGGTTTATTGCAACTGAAAATATTTTACATCCTTTGATTAGTAAGCACCGCCATGCTGAACGTCAAGGGATTTTTATTTTAACCAACATGAATAAAAAACACAATGAAAGTTGTAGGCAATACAATATAGATAATTACGAAAAAATAAAGGAGCGTAAAAAAGCATACTATTTAAGTAATAAAGAAAAAATAGAAAAAAAACAAAAAGAATATCGTTTAAAAAATTCAGATAAAATATTAGATCAAAAAAAAGAATATTATCAAAATAATAAAGAATCTAGAAATGTTTATCAAAAAAATAAAAGATTAAATGATCCTTTGTATAAGTTAAGAAGTAGTATAGCTTCATTAATACTAATATCTATAAAAAAAATAGGCTATTCAAAGACTTCTAAAACGTATCAAATATTAGGTTGTTCTTACGAGGAATTTAAAATTCATCTAGAGAGTCAATTTACAGAAGGAATGACTTGGGAGAATCAAGGGCAGTGGCATATGGATCATATATACCCTGTATCATTAGCAATAGATGAGGATCATTTGATAAGGCTAAACCATTATACAAATTTTCAACCATTATGGGCAATAGATAATTTAAAAAAAGGAAACAAAATTATTGTATCTTTGTAAAAAAAATTATGGAGATTGAAGTCCAGAACAGATTTAACATCGGTCCATCTATAGGTTGGGGATTCTATCCGATAGACGAAGATTATGACGACAACGAGTTGATCATTTATTTAACATTTATAAGTATACATTTCAGATGGGTATAAACAAGAAGATGCCAGTTCAAGAGATTGGCCTGTACAGGATGGCAAAAGAGAAAAAGGCCATGCACGAGAGAAAAGAGATTGTAGAGGAGTCTATGATGATGGCTAGCGCCATGGCAATTTCAAAGGAGATGAAGGCTCCTATGCACAACATCATAATGAAGAAGAAGAAATGATAGAAAAGAAAAAACCTAAGACAGGTGGATCCCTTGGAAATATATATACGGGTCCAGCTAAAACTAATCCAGGAGTGCTAAAGGCTAAGGCAGATAAAGCAAATCTTGCTAAGAAGAAGAAATAAGTTCATCGACGAAGGAAATCGAGAAACGCATAGCTTAAATGTTATGCGTTTTTTTTTGTTAGCCAAAAGTACACTTTAATATATAGATTTGGCTAGGTATATAAGTTTGGCTTTTTTTATGTATATTTGCCAATAAATTTAATTAAATCATGGAAGAATTTGGATACAGTCCCAAGGAACTACTGTTCGACGAGGAAGGAAGAGCAAAACTAATTACAGGCATAACTACAATTGCCAAGGCAGTTAAGAGCACGCTAGGACCAAGGGGTCGTACGGTTCTAATCGAGTCACCGAACCATACACATGGTATCACAGTAACAAAGGATGGGGTAACGGTTGCGAAGTCAATATTCTTGCTTGACCCAGTGGAGAACCTGGCGGTGAAGATGATGAAAGAAGCTGCAGACAGGACAGCTACCAGTGCTGGTGACGGAACCACAACAGCAATCGTTCTAACAGAGGCAATCGTAAGACAGGGTCAGGAGCTCTTGAACGAGAAACACAACGTGACGGAGGTAATCAAGAACATCAACAGTGTTTCTAACGGTATCATCCACAGCATGGAGAGATCATCTAAGAAGGTGAGCGGTAAGACGCTTCACAACGTGGCATCCATATCGGCTAACAACGACAATGAGATAGGTAAGATCATTTCTAATGCGTACACGAAGGTTGGTAAGAACGGGATCGTAACGATTGAGAACTCACAGACAGCGGAGACCTACTCAGAGTTCACAAACGGTATCAAGATTGGAAGGGGTTACACTTCGAACATGTTCGTGAACGACTTCAAGAACGACGAGTGCATCATGGACGATGTTCTAGTGCTTGTTACAGACCAGGAGATCTCCAACATCCTATCGATAGAGGGCGTGCTGAAGACGGTGATACAGGAGAACAAGAAGCTACTGATAATTGGACCTTGCAACCAGAACGTGATCAACACATTGGCAGTCAACGTGGTAAAGAACAAGTTGAAGTTCTGTAACATTGCACCGCCAGAGTTCGGTTACAAGATGAACGAGCTAATGAGCGACATCGCTCTGTCTTTGGGTGCGAAGTACTTCTCGGAGAGTACAGGAGACGACCTGAGTTTGATATCAATCGATGACCTAGGTAGGGCAGAGAGGATCATCATTGGAAGGGACACATCATCCATCATCAAGCCAGAGAGCAAGCAGCAGGATGTAGACGACAGGGTAAGTCAGCTGTGGGTAGCTCACGAGGCTGCGCAGAAGAAGCAGGACAAGGAGTTCATCAAGAGCAGGATTGCCAGCCTTACGGGTAGCATCGCTGTTATATACGTGGGAGGTAACTCTGATCTGGAGCAGAAGGAGAGAAAGGACAGGGTAGACGACGCGGTATGTGCTGTAAGGTCTGCTTTGGAGGAGGGAATCCTACCAGGAGGAGGACTTGCGCTGTTTAACGAGTCGTACAGGATCATCGCAGACGCTGACGACATGATAGAGGACATCAGTGCTGAGCAGTACGTCGCTATGCAGATCATGGCAAGGGCTATTCAGGCACCGTTGTTGCAGATACACGAGAACGCAGGCAACGACGGGTACGACATAATGGAGCAGTGCGCTTCAGACACCAACACTGGTTACGACGTAAAGAATGACCAGTACGGTAACATGTACGACATGGGGATCATCGACCCGCTGAAGGTTACGAAGAACGCGCTGAAGAACGCTGTCAGTGTGGCCACAACAATACTTAGTACTAACGCAATAATAACAATGACACGAGCATAATGACAACAACAACAACAGGATCGCCACTTTATTATGGTGGATTAACTAGTGGATGTATTACTACACCAAAGATGACACACTTTCAAGCAAAGGTTGCGATATTCAACGTAACAAGGGATGAAAATTACGAAATAATAGACTCTGCGTTTGACCAAGAGGTATGGGTTTGTCAGAAGAAAGGGGTCTCGCTAGAGGCCGCCACAATGAAGCAGCTAGGGTACGTAATAGATCCAGACTTAAAGATCATAAGAGAGATATTATCAATAACAATATAGTATGCAGCCAATCAATAAATACCTAGTAATCAACACAATAGAAGAGCAGATGAGGACCCAGTCGGGTCTGCTGCTCACTGGTAACGAGACGGAACAGTTCAGGTACAAGAAGGGAGAGGTTGTGAAGCCTGGAACCAACGTGGACTGCGTGAAGGAGGGAGACATAATCTACTACGACAAGAATGCTGGTTACACGATGCTGGTAAACGACATCAAGTACACGGTGATCATGGAGAGGGACATCGTTGTGGTACTCTAGATCTTCTGATCCTCTATATCCCTAAGCCTCTTGAGCTCCTTACGCGTACGATTCATCTTACGAATAATGGGCCTGGAGGCTCTCTCGGTATAGGAAGCGTCCTTTTTGAATAATGGGTTAGATGTAGGGTTCTCTGACACGTGAACCTTGAGCTCGATCTTCTCGTATATATCTGTTATAACCCTGCGAGTCTTGTAGGAAGCCTCATACAAAGCAGCCTCACCGTTCTTGTTCGGCCTCCATAGTGTGATCCACCCATCAGCTATCATTCTCTTGAATCGGTCCTTCTCCCAGGTGAGTCCAGACTCGAACTCCCAGAACTGTCTGTGACGGAAGTACTGCTCGCTGTAGACGAAAAGTAGGATGTCGATATCGGAACTGCTGAGGTTGTACTTGTGACGAATGAGCGTCTTTATTGCTCTCCAGTACTTGAGGTAGTCTGCGTATGGCTTGTATTTCATTTGATTTATATTATTATCTTTGCAAAGATAAACATTATAATCATGCAGCTTAAAAAAGCAAAGGATTGGGAGTCAAAGGAGTCATTGAATGGAAAGGCATCATACTTAAAGGGAAACATCATGCCATTGAAAAAAGGAAGCAGCGCTAAAACGATTAGCGCAAATATTAAAATGGAGTTGAAAAAACATCCATCCATGAGTCAAAAACAAGCAATAGCAATCGCACTGTCTAAGGCAGGAAAATCAAAGAAAAAATGAAAAAAGTAGCAGCAAAGTGTTCGTCTAAGATGACTAAAAAAGAAGTAAAACCAGTTCAGAAGAAGGAGAAGTTTGACTTCATGAAGATGATCGCGAACAAGAAGAAGTAATGCCAGGAAGAACCGCTAAATACTACGCAGCTAACCCAGAGGCAAAGAAGAAACACAACGACTACCAGAAGGAGTACAACAAGTCTCCAGATCAGGTAAGAAAGCGTGTCGAACTTAACGCTGTGAATAGGAAGCGTGGGACATATGGTAACGGAGACGGACTAGACGCTAGCCACACTAAGGGTGGTATAGTTATGAAGAAGGCGTCATCGAACCGAGGATCAAAGAGCGCTATGCCTGGAGACAAGAGAGCAAGAGGAACTAAAAAATAAAATTATGCTACTAGGAGACAGAATAGAACAGATAACAACAGCAACTGGAATAAAAACAGTTGTAGAGAAGGTTGCAAAGGCAGCTAACAAGGACTGTGGATGCTCAAAGAGAAAAGAAGCACTAAACAACCCAGATCTACTAATTAATAAAATATTAAAGTAATGGCATATCAAAAATTACAGCAGACTAGAGCTGTTGCAGTAGTAAAGTCTGACACAGCGAACATAGAGTCTCCAAATGGAGGAGTAGCAGGTGCATCAGACCCGTGCGTGTTGTATAGCGGATCAGGTGGAACCATTCGGGTACTAACAGCAGGTGGAGATGACGTGACACTGGTATCAGTTCCTGCTGGAACTGTACTTCCGTTACAGATAGTTAGAGTATTCTCAGCAACAACAAACGCAACTGGTATGGTTGCTCTATGGTAAGATGAGCAGGGAGCAGTTAGATTCTATACTAAACAAGTTTATCAGTAGAAAGTTACTGGTTTTTATTATTGCTTGTTTTGCTTTATTTGCAGGTGACTTAACATCTCAGGACTGGGTTGTTTTAGCTACTGCATATGTTAGTATTCAAGGATTTACGGATATAGTAAAGTCACTGAAGAGCTAATGGAGTCAACTAAACTGTACATAATAAACTCGTTAACATTCTTTATGACATTTACAAACATTGAGAATACATTAAAGATACTGCTACTTATTCTATCTATAGTATATACATCAGTTAAAATTTACGAAATATTTAAGAAAAATGAAGATAGAAGTAAAGAGACTACACAAGACAAGCAAATCGACGATAGGTGAGTTAACCATTGACGGTAAGTTTGAGTGCTACACCCTAGAGGATATTGAAAGAGAGGTTAAAATTAAGTCTGAAACCGCTATTGCTAAGGGCACATACAAGGTTATAATTAACCAGTCTAATAGATTTAAAAGATTATTACCATTACTATTAAACGTGCCAAACTTTGAGGGCGTGCGTATCCATTCAGGTAACTCGAACCATGACACAGAGGGTTGTATACTTGTTGGCAGAACACGTTCAAACGATTTTATAGGGCAATCACGTAAGGCGTTCGACTCTTTATTTAAAAAGATGCAAGGCGCTAAGAATATAACTATAACAATATCATGACAAGTCACAACAGGAACTACATATACTTCTGGATATGCGTGTTGTTATCAACATTGGCAGTACTGCTAGCATCGTGTTCTTCCAGGAAGGTAGTGATAGATGAGGTTAGGAAGGATTCTGTGTCGCAAATTGTTACTAAAATTGCGACAAATGAGGTTGTCGATTTAAAAGTAGAGAACAATGTTATAACTGATGAAATCACTATAACTCCACTAGACACGTGTAAGGATATTGTAATAGATGGTAAAACATATAGAAATGTTACTATTAACTATAAAAAGACAAAAGATAGGTCTATATATACCGAGAAAAAGATAGTGTCTAAAATCGAAGATAAGCAACAGTCTACAAAGGTTGTTGTAAAGAAAAAGAAAAAAGAAGTTGAAAGAAAATCTTTCAACATTCTCTGGATAATAATAATATCACTTATAATAGTAGTATGGCTAAACAAACAGTATCTGTTAAGTCTGTTAAGAAGAGTGTAAATAGACCTGGAATTCACTCCAAGTCAAAGACATCATCTTTAAAACAGAGCAAGAACTATAAAAAATCCTATAAAGGACAAGGAAGATGACAAAGATAAGTGTTTATAATATAGATGAAAATGTAACGGCAGATGACAAGTGGATAGGAACGGACGTAAACACGTACAATAGAACAAAGAACTTTACTGCTAGAAAATTATCAAACTATTTCAATGGTAGTCAGGTAATTAATACTGGTGTAGATTTGTTATATAAGTACTTCACAATAGATCCTTCAGAGACAAGGCCTACTGGAACACTATCGTTTGAGACGGAGATAGGACCTACAGTTAATTTCTCTGCAATAAGCACATTTCTACTTAGTAACACAACACTAAAAGGCAACTACATAGTAGAGTTCTTTGACTTCTTAGTTGGTAAGAATGTATTGTTATACAAAGCTAAGAATATAAACCTGTTTGGAAACTACAAGATATTATCTGTAGAAGAGTACCTGCCAGAGCCTAACTTCTTTATTGTTAACGTAGAGTTTGTAGAAGGAAACGGGGTTATAGAGGAGGACGAGGACTACATGATATCTCTGATTGGTAGTCCTGAAGAACAGAGTCTACAAGACGTTACCGATATTGGTTCTACTACTACGAATGCAATATATATAAGCGGAATTACTAATGATTATGGATTAGTTGTAGAAACTTCTTCTAATAATTACCCGTCAATATACGTAGATAATGGTGCTAGTGGTGTAAATGCCAATGGCCTTGAAGTTAATTCATTTGATGGAGCTGGTGCAAAAATTTACAGTCAAAATGGAGTTGGGATACGAGCAGAGTCAGCTTCAGGAATACCTATTGTAGTATTTGGAAATGGTAACAATACAGCAAGTATTGATGTTAATTTAGGAAATACAAATAAAGGAGTTGTTATAGATAGCGGAACTTCATCCACAGGAAATCCTATCGAAGTAAACAAAAATGGAGTTAATAAACTAACAGTAAATCAAGCAGGAGAAATAACCGCTGCAGAGTTTATAAAAGCAGGAGGTACAGGTGCAAATGCTTTATTAGACAATGGTGATACTATAGCGTTAACTTCTATAGAAAGCGCCACGACTTCCTCTATAACAGCAGATTTAGAGGTAGGCGGTATTGCAGATCAGCAAGTAATACCAATTGGAACGAACCTACAAGAGTTTGCAACCTTACTATTAAATAAAACTTATTATCCAGAATTAATCGACCCTACTTTCTCATTAACTAGTAATGCAGGCGTAATAGAGATTGGAAGTTCAACTGCTTTTACTTTAACATTTACTTACAATGATGGGAATATATTAGGAGCAACAGTTGGAGGCGTTTGGTTACCAACAAGTTCTCAAGGAGGACGTGCTGGTTCTGCAATCAGTTATACTATTAATGGAACCACGCAAGCAGGAAATACTTTATCGGTTTCGCCTGTACTTTTAGCGGGAGGAAATCCATTTAGCGGAACAGTAACTTATGGAGCAGGAATTCAACCATTAGATAGTAAAGGATTCGATTATGATGAAGAATATCCAGCAGGAACATCGCCATTAAGCTCAGTTAATATACAAGGGATATATCCATACTTTTGGTATAAATCATCGTCAATTATTACTGCTGCAGGTATGCAAACAGCTATCGCCAATGGAACAGCTACTAAAGTCATTTCGTCATCGACAGGTACTATTACAATTGATTTTAACGCAGCTGGAGAGTATCTAGCATTTGCATATCCTAGTACATCAACAACAAAAACAATCTGGTTTGTAACAACTTTAAACAGCGGTACGATACCAGGAGGAGTTTTTGGAAGCTCTACAACATTACCTTGTAATTCACCCACAAGTCTATGGTCAAATGTTTCATATAAAATACACACTACAGCGGGATTAATCACTGAATTAGACCCAATGCAACTTAGAAATTCTTAATTATGGCAATAAATTTAGCAGACAATGTAAGAATAGGGCAGCAATTACCCGTTGACAGCAGGTATTTCAATGGACTACTCCCATGGACATCTTTAGCGGCCGTAAACACAGGAATACCAACCGCATTAAGATTTCGTGGACTTACAGTAAATGTTTTAGGTGTTGAGTATTGGTGGGCAGATGGTATATCAGATCCGCAGTTAGTGATAAAAACAGTGGATGTTGCTCTAGATCTTCAAGACGTAACAGATGAAGGATCTACTACTACTAACTCAATAACCGCTGCGTCATTCGTAAAGTCAGGTGGAACTGTCTCTCAATTTTTAAAAGCCAATGGCGATGTTGATAATAACACATACCTAACTTCAGCTGATTTACCTTCTACATTAGATTTATATGCAACAACAACAGCTTCTGATGTAAGTGGGTATACTGTACTTGTTAGAAGTATAACTGATACAAGATATGATGATATAGCGCAGAATGTACCAACTCCTACAATTACTGGTACTTTAGCATCTCCTACTTTTTGTGGAGCAGTAATTAGTGACCCTAGTATCTTATTAGGTAATCCTGGAGTATTTAACTTTTCAGTAATTGGTAAGATAAGAAGAACAGGAGGTTCTACATCTAGTGGAGCAGACTTCTTCTTCAGTATTTATAAGAGAGATGCATCAGGGGTCGAAACGAAAATAGCAGATAGCGCCCCAGTTGTTGTACCTGCTAACGGAGGAGTTTATACTGAGTATATTTCAATAGCACTATGGAACAACGGGATTTTCTCAAGCACAGACAGGGTGGTCTTAAAATTCTATGGAATTAAATCAGGTGAAGGTAGTGGAGCTACTTATCAGTTTCTATTTGGAGGTGCTGACCCCGTAAGAGGTACAGCAGCTATATCTTCTGCGATAATACCTAATCTTTACTTAAGAGACTTAGCCGATGTTGAGAAAACAGATGCCCTAAATAACGAGGTGCTGTATTGGAATGACGCTGATTCGTTATGGGAACATTCACTTACTGAAAATTTAGTTCCTTTAGCAACTGCATCTCAAAAAGGATTAGTTTCAACAGCTGGTCAAACATTTGGTGGGGCAAAAACATTTTCAAATAATATTATAGCAAACGCTAATATTACAGCAAATGCTAATATAGTAGGAACTAATACTCCAGATATAAGTAACGCATCTTATAGTATCATAATAAGAAATGCATCGACTGGTGTTTTTGAGAAATTAGGGGCAACAACTATTCAGCCATTAATATACAACATATTAATTACTTCAGAAGTAGGTATAACCACAGAAAGATTAGGAACAAACGGAGGATTAGAGTATTCTCAAGATGGTAGAAATGTAATGATTGCTAATGGAGCAGTGCCGATACAAGTTACAGCTACAAACGCTTCAAGTAGTTTTATTGCTAGTTATACAAAGTTAGGTACTGGTATTATAACATTTGCATCAAGCCCTGCGCCTATAGCCCCTTATGGTACTCAATTAAATGGAAACCCAGGTAGTACAGCATTACTGACAAAAAACGGAACTACAGTATATGTACTAGTAAATAATTTATTATAATGATAACCCCCGCAATACGATATATATCCAGTTTTCAAGATGCAACTAGTAGTAGTTCAGAGCCAACACCAACACCCCTTATGGTTGATGGTAGAATATGGGATCAAAAAAATCTAAATGTATCAACATATAGAAGTGGTAGGGTTATTCCGCAAGTAAAAACAGGGTGGAGTACATTAACAACTGGTGCTTGGCGTTATTATAATGATAATCCAGCAAGTGCAGCAGTATACGGTAGACTGTATAATTGGTACGCCTTAATGGGTATTTATGACGCTGCCTCTTTAGCTGACCCATCTTTAAGAGATAATATAGCGCCTATTGGTTGGGAAGTTGCTACTTATGGGGAGTGGATAACATTAAGAAATATTCTAGGTAGAAGTACGGCTGCAATAGCTTTAAAAGAAGAGGGACCTGCTCATTGGGGGCCTACTAATACACTTGATAGGGCTACCAACTCAAGTAAATTTACGGCATTACCAGGAGGACTTAAAACTTCCTCTAATAACACTACTTTTAATAAGCTGGGTTCTCAAGGTTATTGGTGGCAAAAAGATAGTCCAATAATAAGATATTTTTATTTAACAAACGATTTAAACACATTAAACGGGGGGCCTTTATTTGGCACTAATGCAAGTAAAAATAACGGATTCTCAATAAGACTTATAAAACAAGCTGGGGATATACCAGGATTTGCAACAACATTCCCGACCACTATAACAATAAATTCATTTTTAGGAACTGGCGGTAATATACCAACCTCTTATTCTGGGAATATAACAGAAAGGGGAGTGGTATATGCAACAACCCCAAACCCAACAATAGCTAATAATAGAATAATAAGTGGATGGGGAACTGGCTCATATACTATTAATATAACAGGATTAACAATTAATACACAATATTATATTAGAGCGTATGCTGTAGATAGTGTTTTAGGTATTGTATATGCTCCTCAAGTTAGCCCTATTACACTTAACTCTACACCTACATTATCTACAAAGAACATAAGTCAGATAACAACAAATTCTGCAGAAAGTGGTGGTTATATAGAGGATGAGGGAGGATCTCCTGTAACATTAAGAGGTGTTGTTTGGAGTACCAGCCCTAATCCAACAATTGCATTAACTACTAAAACTGTTAATGGTAGTAGGGACGGAGAATTCTTCAGTGAGATAACAGGGTTAGCACTTAACACAAAATATTATGTAAGAGCTTACGCTACAAATGCAGGCACTACTGGGTATGGTGAACAACAGGAGTTCACAACATTAGCGGTGGTATCACTTAATCTTATATTTAATCAATATTATGCGCATCACGCTTATTCATTAAGAAAACTAAGTGATACATACGATTATAGATGCGTGAGAGTTAGGAGAACAAATTTAACGCCAAATACACTTTCAACTACAGTTGATGTATTCTTTAATTCATATAGTACAATAGGATTAGACAATGATATTCGTCATGTTTCAGGTGAGCCTACGCTAGCAACTAATTTAGGTGATTTTGCTGCTGCTGCAGCATCAGGGTATACATCAAACCCTGATGAAGTTAATACTAATCAAGACATATTTGTTGTAACATGGTACGACCAAAGCGGAAATAATAAAAACGTAACACGTTCAAACTTAACCCAACAACCAAGAATAGTATTCCAAGGAAATTTAGAAAAAATAGATGGTAAAGCTGCTATTAGATTTAGTAGTAGTGCTTCGCAATTTTTATCACTTACAGATACATCAGTACCTATGAACAAGGTTTCAAGTTATGCTGTAGGAAATTCAATTGCTCTTACTAATAATGCTGTATTACAACTAGGTAGTACAAATAATGTAAATACATTTTTTTTACCTAATGCTTCCAATATCTCTTATAGAACAGGTAATTCATTTGCGGGGAATGGGAATGTTGCAAATCAAACAAGATTATATGAGTTAATATGCGGTATGTCTGTTGCAAACGCATATTCTAATGGAAACATTATTGCCCCAACTGAAGGTGTAACATCAATGACAGGTAATAATAGCGTGATACAAATAGGTGTTTTTTCTACGTCTTATATGAATGGGTATATTCCAGAAGTAATATCACTTGTTGATACGCCTGAGAGAATAAATATAGAACCAAATATAATGGATTATTACGGCATACAGAAAAGTGCTTATGTAACAACAAACAGTGTAACCAACATAGAACCTACAGGAACTGCTACTAGTGGAGGAAAAGTAATTGATGATTTTGGTTTCAACATAACATCTAGAGGTATCTGTTGGAGTAAAAATATTAATCCAACAATAAGTCTTTCTACTAAAACAAGTGATGGTGCAGGATTAGGTTCTTTTACAAGTTATATGAACTATTTATATCCTAGTACAAACTACTATGTAAAAGCATACGCTACTAATTCTGTAGGTACAGGTTATGGCAATCAAGTTCAATTTACAACCCCTGCTGGAGATGTATTGAAATATGCTTATTCACTAAGAAGAGTTGTCCCAGAATATACAGGACCTTTAATACAAGTTGGAAAAGGATCAGGTACTGGTAGATTAGTACAAGACTTTCCCCTTATTGCTGGTGGTGAGTTGATTCAACAAGATATACTAAATTTTGTTGGTCCAACATCTATTGGTTATGTTTCTAAATGGTATGACCAAGCTGGGAGTGGGAATACACTAGGGGTTACTGGCGCTGTTCCAGGTAGAGAGCCAATAATAGTTGAAAACAATGTAGTATCTACTAAGAACAATAAAATAGCAGTGCGTTTTGTTGGTGGTTTTTGCTACCTTAGATCAGTAGAAAATCTTTCAATAGAGTTAAATAGTCTCTCTATGTTTATAGTCCATTCAAACACTGGTACTGTGGCAAATTTAGCTTCACCAATAGATATTTCTTCAACAAAATTTCCTAGGCCAGATACATCTGGTAATGATCAGTTCTATTATGCAGGAGCAAATAGAATTAACTTAGGACCAACTAATTCTGACAATAAAATATATAGTAGTCTATCTACACCAACAACCGCAGAAGCATGGAAAAACAATGTCTCTTTAGGTAGTCCTGTATCTATATCGAGTGTTGCTATTGGTACTGTTATTAACATAGGTTCTCTTTTTACTACTGTTAACACTACCTTCGTTGGCACTATACAAGAAATGTTATTCTATAACGGAGACGCTTTAAGTAGAACCGCAATAACCGCAGAAGCAATGAATTATTACTCAATAGTATAAACAAATATATAAAAATGGAAGAATATAAATACAATACCTACGAGGAAGCACAAGCAGCATTAGATACAGTAAATGCTTATTTTGGATTGCCCTGCGGTGATGATTGTCTGACTTGGACAGATATACAAGAAGGAGATGGATATTGGTTTTTACAAGCTGATAGACTAGAAGAAGTATTAGGATGAATAAATTTATAAAACAAAGATGGCACTTACACCTAGTAGGTGGGGCTGTCGTAGTAACACCATTAATTTGGTTATTGATTAAGTTTGATGATTCATTTAATATAGGTAGAATAGGTCATACCATAATAGCTGGAATATTTGGTTACTTTATAGGATTTTGTTGGGAGTGGTACTTCGGTAAATATCATGAGGCTCCATTTGATAAAATAGATATTTATTTTACCTCGTTAGGAGCAATTATAGGAACAATATTATTACTATCTTTGTAAAAAAAAACAAATGAAAACAATAACAGAACAAGAGTTAGAAGATTTAAGAAGAATACGTTTAGAGATAAATTTATCAAAAGAAAAACTTGCTGATGTAGAAATTGAAATTAAAAGATTAAATTCTTTTAAAGAAGATCTTTTTTCTAAAATAAAAACAACGTATAAAGATTTTTCAGAGCAAGAAAAGAAACTATTAGAAGTTTACGGAAACGTAAATATAAATCTGCAAACAGGAGAGATCAAAGACAGAGAGAATATCTAATCAAATGAATGATATTAGAAAGATATCTATAGGACCTAACTATAAGAGCGACGCGATGCACTTCATCGTCGGTCAGGAGGTCCTAGATAAAAGCTACACCATACACTCTATACTGCTAGATGACAAGTCTGGTGGTATAAAGGTGTGGATAGAGAAGAACTCTGAGGTATTCTGCTGGAAGGAGTTCAACATTAATATGCCAGTATCACTAGAGTACAACATAAACTTCTGATGAGATCCCCAGACATGTTTGTCGTCCGACCATTAGATGGTAGGCGATACGATAATATAAAGAGAATCAGCGGTGTTGACTTTATAACCAGCACATCTAAGGAGGACCACACGGTGTCTAACAGACTTGCAGAAGTTATAAGTATACCGTTAACTTACGACGGAAATGTAAAAGTTAACGATATACTTCTAGTTCACCACAACGTCTTCAAGGTCTACTACGACATGAAGGGTAGAGAGAAGAGTGGAGCCAGCTTCTTTAAGGACGACCTATTCTTTATAGACGACGAGCAGTACTTCATGTATAATCAGAACGGTGAGTGGAACACACACTCCAAGTACTGCTTTATTAAGCCACTTAAACAGATTAAATCTACAATAAACAAGAACAGCAAGGAGGAACCACTGATGGGTACCATTGTCTATATAAATCAAGAGTTGCTAGACCTTGGTCTGAGCATTGGAGATGAGATCTCGTTTGAGCCAGACAGTGAGTACCCATTCTATATAAACGACGAGAAGCTGTACAGGATGACCACCAAAAACATTACAATCAAATGGACCACAACATAATAAAACAGAAGATCATTGCAGCTGGATACAAGGCTGTGAATGAGTTGATAAAGGTTGCAGAGGACGAGATTATAACTGGTATGGAGACAGACCTATCTGCAGACAAACTAAAGAACGCGGCAGCTACAAAACGCTTGGCAATAGAGGATGCCTTCCAGATACTTAACAGGATAGAGCAAGAGAACGACAAACTAACCGAGGAGGTTAAGGTATCGGAACCTAAAATACAGGGATTTGCAGAAAAAAGATCAAAATAATCTATACACAAGGCTTAGCGAGTTTCTTCCTGCTAACACCATACACATGAAGAACAAGGCCAAGTCTTGGGCCTATGGTTATGACGAGAAGCACGACCTAGTTGTAATATCTAAGGACGGGACCATCGGTGACATATACGAGATAAATGGTCTCAATATAGCACTTCCATCCGTCCCAAAAATTGTATATAAAAGGGACGAGAAGAAGGAGAACCAGTACTGGGAACCAGCTGAATACCCAAGAGAACTATCAAACATAAAGTCTATATTCCAGTGGCACACTATGTCAAAGGAGTTCAAGGCTAAGTGGGTTGACTACATAGAGGGTGAGTTTGACCGTAGAGAGAACGGGTTCTTCTTCAAGAACAACGGCATTGATACGTACATAACTGGATCTCAGTACATGTACCTGCAGTGGACAAAGATTGACGTTGGACTTCCAGACTTCAGGGAGGCTAACAGGGTGTTCTTTATATTCTGGGAGGCCTGCAAGGCTGACGATAGGTGCTTCGGTATGACCTACCTAAAGATCAGACGCTCTGGATTCTCGTTCATGGGATCAAGCGAGCTTGCTAACATAGGAACGCTAGCAAAGGACTCAAGACTTGGGATACTATCTAAGACTGGTAACGATGCCAAGACAATGTTTACGGATAAGGTTGTGCCCATCGTGAACAACTACCCGTTCTTCTTCAAGCCGATACAGGATGGTATGGACAAGCCAAAG